ATTAATGCCAGACATAGACTGATCTCTTAGCCGCCAGCGAACACCACCTCGTCTTGCAAAAAAACATGGCAGAAAACCATGCCAAAGGTGTTTGATAAACATAATTGTATGGAACATTACCTGCTAAATGCATGCCTCCTGGTGCTTTTCCTCTATGTAAAGGAAAAGCAGAAAAATTAGTTCTGTACACTAATGTCCCTGCCCCTGGAACAGATGGGAAGGCAATGCTCATATAACTAACGTACCTTTTAAGCAAATATCGAAGACTGGTCACAGGATCACCATGATGGACTAATGGCGCTTTATCAGATCGTGAAATATATTTACCAAAAGTAACATGTGGTGCCAATCGCCTGGCCACATGATCTTCAAGTTCCATGACACCACTCTGTGGATATAGCGAATAATTATCAATGGAATCAATAGGATCAAACATCTCAAAATCCGGGCCTGCAGAAACAAACATTAAAACATCAACTAACGTAGTAGTTGCGTTAGAACATGTGAGTTCGTTAACGACAGATAAAGCAACGTGTCCATTACTATCAAGCGGATTAAAATTAACTGGCACAGCGCCGTATATAGTAGCCACACCATCTAACCCAGGTCTAAGTGGTCTTAAATATGGAATGTGTGACATATATCCCACATCTATAATAGCCTCATGTGATTCGGCCAAATCCCACACATAAGTGTAAGCAGTGTTATATTCAATAGGTGTTGTAGGTGAAGCTGTTATGCCATTTGGATCAAATGTTATGCGAAGTCGCCCCTTGTGAAACGCAGACGCAACGGCTACAAAACGAAATCTCAAAGAGCCACGCCATTGACGAAATGCCTGCATAGTGTAAGCTAAAGGTGTCATGGCTATCTGCTGCGCTGATCCCGTTCCCGGACCATTAGCCCAAAATGTAGGGTTAACATTGGCATAAAATACATTAAAATCTGGAATGGCAGTAGAATTCCATGCAAATTTCGTTACATATGATTCCCTTTGCACTATCGAAGACAGCAACATCTCATCCTTTCTTGCCAATCCAACAACGCTGGGATCGACAGTAACTTCCTGTTTATCATCTAACGTTGCTTTGTATATTGGATCATGTTGTACAGCACTTGCCATATTCGGACCAATACGAGGTATCATGTATGTAATATCTGAGATTATTGCTGGTTTAGAAAAGCCCAAAGCAACGGCTATTCGTGTGCCCAAATGCAATATAGTCTGTGAAGCTAAAGCGTAAGGTTTTATAGGAACTATATTCGCTAAAACGCCAGCAACTTCCGCTAAAACCGATAAAGGTTTAGAAATTATACCCTTTCCATATTCATCACCGGATTGTGGTACTAACCCTGTTAAATTGGAAGCAGTGGGAGCTCCAAAAACTATGTTCTCTGCCCAACACATGGCTGTAATAGTTATGCCCTCTTGTGACGTGCTCATGCTACGCAAAGGAGACATCTCAGTGACAGCGATATATCCAGTTGATAAATGTTCGTTTAACGCAGTACTAAAAGAATTATAATGGTGTACATAAGGAAGCCTTAAACACCCACCCTCACACGACGTGGGATTTAAAAAGACGTGTGGAGGCTGCGATAAAATAACCAACGAAGGTGTTAAATTTGTTAACGTTGTAGGTGTCAACAATGTATCATTTGAGCTATTAGAAATTGCTGTGGCCATCCATCGTCCATAATGCATTGGAGTGCCGTTAATCATAAACCTAAAACACAAATCACATTTAAGATTTCTATAGTTATTTATTCTATTCATAATCCGCTTATTGTTAAAAAATGAGCTAGGTTGTATAAATAATGGGGTTGTTGGTGGCGTAGCTCCCACAACCACATTCTGAGAAAACACCTTAATAGGGCGTGATAAAAACTTCGACAACGACACCTCATCTGTATCAACACTATAATGAGTATTGTCCATGTCCTGGTCATAAGACGCTTCTTCATGCTTAAAATCGTCGATAAAGGTCGTTAATACTTGCGTTGTACTACCCATATCACTCTCCAAAATACCAGATTGTGGGAACAAATTAACAGACCGTTTTTGTGGACGGTCTGCAGGTTTAACACCCGGTATTGATGAGGTTTCAGGTAAAGAATTAACAACGGATGTAGGATCTTTCTTATTGCGCAACGAATCAGCTATCAAAACTGCTTCTGCATACCAATCGCTAGAAGGAAAAGGTTGTGAATAATCTCCACGTTCAAAAAATGAATAATATGCATCGCGTTTAAGTAAAACATTTTCCATGGCTTGAACAATTACTGTTCCATCAGAATATAAAAATGTTTCAGGAACTGCTAATCCGTTATAATATCCCCCTTCAGGAAACACACCTGAATGAGGCGTTAAAGGTGATATATCAAAGTTGTTGTTACTGCCGTGACTAGAAAAATCACTAAAATAATCACTACGAGGAGAGCATAAACCACACGAAAGTGTGTCCCAATAGTGTATTGCAGATCCAACACATGCAATTCCATTGAATTGCGGATTTCTGTGGTGTGCATAACAAACATTAGGGGGTAATCCGCGGATCCTCCGCTCCGTGTCCGTTATGACAGATAAATTCGGGCTATCCGGCCCTTCCAGTGGGGTTAAACTGGCTGTATACCCCATGTTTTCGTACAATCTTGACTTCGTGCTTGTACTTGCACCTTGTTTAGTTTTAGTGAAACAGTTTACAACCAGGAGTACGTTTCAATCCTCCTGGAGGTTGAGCATTAAGTGTCATCTCCCACACAAGCCTATCTTCCACGTGACAAAGTGAATGATGGTAACCAATATGTGGTTCATCCTTAACATTATCGGAAAGCCATGCTGCTATTCGATCGTCAAATGTTAAATGGTTCGTCCTCACGAAACGGTGGAATTTTCTGGTTTCCACGAACCGGTTCACACGTTGTCTAAAATCCTCATACTTTTGTCTACCATGTGCAAAATATTCAAGTAAAGCACCGTCAAGTATTGTTCCAAACATTTCTTCATCCGACATGTGCTTCACGGGTATACCACAAGTTATAGATTTCAAAATACTGCTCTCACTCAAAGCTCCTAAACGTCGATTAAGCTCCGGAATATGTACTGTTTGTCTTTTTAAAAAATCAACTTCGTTAATGGCGTAAAACGGTTCGTGGTCCCCTTCCTTCGTTGGAGGTGTGTACAAAATTCCATATTTAAGCAAATACTTAGCCTTAACTTGTGCGTTAAACCAAGTACACTCACATGAAACAGTACCAATATCGTCGTCACCATATGTCATCATGTTGACATGTGTTCTAAAAGGTGGAGGAATTCCACCATGTGACTCAAAATATGCACACCTGGAATTCAAACTATTTGCTGTGCTATTTACATATGATGTTAAATTCTGGCCACTAGGATTACCTCGTGACATCATTAATATAGCTCCAAAATACTGAACACAAAACAGCGACAAATCAGAAACCATAGCCTCCATAATTAAAATATGATCGTTTGTATAGCCTATAGTTTTAGCCAACTCAATATAAATGCGATAAGAAGCTTGGATAACATTTAAAAACTCCTTTTGGTCATATCCCTTATAATCACCTGCAACGCAACGATCTTCACCATGTTGAGATACAAACTCCATAAATTCTTCCCATTCGAAACCGTGGCTGTTAATTCCTATAGCACATTCTGATAGCAAAGGAAGTTCAGATAGCAATCTGACAACTGGAAGCCAGTACTTTCTAATCAGCAGTTTAAAAACTGTTCCATTACCAAAAAACACTCGAACTTTATCCTTGCCCAACTTAACTGGTTCGTCTTTTAAATGTGCAACAAAAACATGATAACACCTTTTACCGACACGGTACTTATCCTCAGATTTTGTAACAAAATCCCAAATGGCCGGATTCTCGAAATCCCGTTCACCATCCGGTCCTATTAAATAATCAGAAGTTTTACCCTTCAACGGAAAACCAGCTGCTGTTGAAATTTTGAGTGCATCTAAAAACCTCACTCCTGGCACTCCATTCACATTTTCTTTGTTTGTTAAAGGTCTAACAGTACGTTTAGTCCCAAAACCCAAATCTATTAATTTGGTTTTAATCGGAATTATGTAATCAACTACAGCCCAATTTAAAACATGAGTTGGTGGTCCGTAACTAACAGTTGCAAATTCACTCAAATTTTTTGAAAAATGATACCAACTAGGTGGGACGTCCATGTTTGGTTTACCGTGCTGTATCGGAATATCATTTTCATTCAAAAACTCAATTCCCAATTTCCTATACTCAACCTTAGTGCGATATTTGTGTGTGCCACCATTCGACCCAAAAACGTGTATATTGGATTCAGTAGGTAGAAAATTCACAGGATGCTTGTTAGCTATATCGCTAAATATTTCTTGATTCGTAGCATTTTCAAAATGTTGTGACAACTGCGTATCAATTTCACCTTCCGCAGGAATATCGACTATAGAGATAGATGTTTTCTTCAAATAATTTATTGCGTCAGTTATCTGTGAGCGAGTGACGCATCCACTACAACCACGTGTGTGTCCGGTAACCCCACCTAAATGAAACCCCGCAATAAATGAAGGTTTTGTATCTGAAATCCACACACCAGTACACATCCCGTTGAATGTTTTAATATTTTCCATGTTGTACAAATGGCCCTGAAATACCGCTCCTCGTGGTCCGGTATCTTGTTCTCCATAATTAAGATACGCAGTATCACTAATTAAATTGGCATTTTGGTCACGACATAAGAATGTGGCCGGCAAAGACCGTAACATACTCACATTAGGAAAATACTCGAGCATTTCACGTCGTGGCATACTATTAGCCATATGGTAAACACATAAATCCGTTCCCGGAATGTGATACCAAGATTTAGACGAATAGAAAACATTTTGAGTGTGGTTATTTCGCAGTTGTCCTTCAGTATACTGTGGCTGTGATATGATTTTTAGACACTCATCGTTTTCTTCTTCAACTAATTTTAGGAAATGATGTGGAACCAAAAAAAAATTTTGTCTCAAAAAGAATCCGTTGACAAATTTGTTACCAGCTACAACTAAAACAACATTCGACTTGGCCTTGTTCAATAAATCAGTAGGGACGTGAGTGTTAGGAAACCCATCAACTTTAGTCAATTGAGGTTTAACCCAAACATTATCCTTTTTACTGTTTAAGTCTAACTCTTCCATACTCAATGGTGTTAAATTACCTTGAGGCAAGACACGTGTTTTGAGCATAGACCAAAAATGTTTAGCAATTAAACATAATATTAACCCCATAGACACAACTGAGCCAACTATGTATTTACCATCGCCTGTGCACCAATGAAAATAATCATTGTACACCGTTTGATATTTCCGCACGCGAAAATAAGTTATTAATGTTGCAACACCGCTTATGGCAGTTGCATAAACACAACCAAACGGAATTAAAAATGGTAAGATAGTTAAACACACGGCATTTGTCCAATCTGTAACACCAGCAACAACAGGACCAAAACTAGTTAACATCGATCTCATGTTAATATTTCTTGTAACAGAAATAAACCTTTCACGTATTTCATGAACATTTATGCTTTGTGGATCTATTTGTTTGTGCGGATACTCCTTAGCCATCTTATTGCTCAAAAACTCGGGAACCGATTTCATCTGTTTAACAACATTGACTTGTTCTAGCGCATGTTGTTTTGACATTTTAGTTATCACATCCAGTGCTGTTAAGATATCTACAGGAATCACATCACCATTTTTATCCGAACAAATTGGAACCTTAACAACAGTTGCTCTGCCTCCAATAGAATCTGAATTTCCAGATCTAACCGTCCACATTCTAATGTCCCATATATCAGGCATAAGAATTTCTTCCTCTGATGCGTTACAGTGTCTAAGCATGTCTTGATAAGCCAAAACTTTATGTTTGTCTAACATAAAATTCTCAGGTTGAATAGTTGGATCGATTGCAAATTTTTCCTTAACCTGTAAATTAATCCAAATGTTAAAACGTCGTAAAATTGATACTGGTTCATTTGAATAAACTTGAGCGTTTAATCCATCAACGTTAGTTGTAACAATAACAGCTTTCGGACACAAAGGTATTTTACCCTTGGAAGATAAATCGGCCATAACTGGATATGCAGGCACGTTATTAATATATTCTATGATTTTCTCTAAAGGAGATTTTTGTGTGAAATCCGTTTTAGTGTTACACATATCATCTAATATAATGGCTTCAGTTCCATATGAATAATTGGAAAAAAACTCATCGTTTGGATTTGTAACTTTCCTCATCTCGGCCCTAGGGTCGCCCCCTTGTGCTATGATACTCACTGTGGATACCATACTAGTAAACGTTGACTTACCTACAGATGACCCACCGTGTATTAAAACTCCAAAAGGTGCTTTGCGTAATTCACCACACAACATTAATCGTGTCAATGTTTGTAACATGGAATCAATCTCTTGCCATTTCCTTTGTACAATAACAGCCTCGTGTGTGTTAACACGTGATAACGATGCGTAAACTTCTTTATAATACGACACGAGTTCAGCTGCTTTAGATCTAAACTCAACGTCATCTGCAAATGGAGTAACCTCCCAGGCCATATCTTGGATAGAAGACCAAGACGATGTTATAGACACGTGTAAACTTGCCATATCATAAGCGGTTGTGTCGTCAAACAACAAAGGCCTAAAAGATTTATGTTTGAAGCACAAATATCCAATTCGTGTAAAATATTGTGCAATTTCTCCAGTCAAATCGAAAATGTCGTTTATTGTTGGCCTAGATTTTTCTAATGATTTCAAAAAACCATCTCTAAACAATTTGACACCACATATTGAAAACTGTAACGCTGCGGATCTACAACTAGCAAATGATATTAGCATTGTCAACAATCGGATGGCTAAATCACATGCAGGTGATTTTTGCAATAATTTGTACGTGTCGAAAGTACCATTAAACAATGATACAAACTGGGAAAAAACTCCATCATCAGATTGAACTTCCATATTCATGTTCACATAAGTTGAAAATAAACTGTTAATATGTGGAGATAACAGCTGAAAACCTAAAGCTCTCAAGGAATTATAGGTAATTGTCGAAAACTGTAAAAAAGATGTGCTCTCTCGAACAGATATAATATAACAAGCCCAAATATCTACATTTTCAACGCGTGGTCTCAACAATCTGTAGGTACCTAAAATGTTATACTGAATATTAAGTAACATCTCAGATCCAACAAAACGAGAAACTAACATACGCTCGAAGAAAAAACGACTACGATAAATCTCAACAACATCTTCGCTGTAAAACATTCTAATAAACGTAATAGGACAAACTTCCAACAAAAATGCGTTTAAAAAGCGAGATAACATTGTAAAACCTGATGTCATTCTCACAAATAAATGTACAATGTTGCGGGTTTGTGTAACTGGAGAAAACAAATTAATAATGTAGTTACGAAAATCTGTAATTCTGCCTACATGAGGTTCCATAACTTTTTTGTATGAAATGTTTTTACCTTTAGAATATCTAGATTTTTCATAAATGTTTTGTTTTGTTTTTTTTTCTTTCTTAGCTTGTCCATATAGACGAAACTGTTTTTTTATGATACCATATTTGGCGTTGTATAATTCAGCGTTAGTATCACAAATTGTGTTGTCCTCATTGAGAGCTGAGGATTGCTCATAAGATTCAATAGAATCTTCTTGGCACATTTTAAGATTTATTACGGGGGTGCTCGCTGAGCTTCGCAAAAACTTAATTATCATTAAAAAGGGTTCGAAAAAGTTATATGATCGTGAACTTTTGTCTTTACACTAAATAATGTATTGTGCTAATATAAAATAACAAATATAATTTTGCAATCTAAATCACATCGCTATGGATCTTATGCATTTGCTGCCTAGACAAATTCAAAAGATGCAAAATTATCTTACTAATAAAAATAAATTAAATCCGAGTCTAAATTAATGTGGTTCCCACTACTCAATATATATAATCCAATTATAGGCTGTGCTAAACCATAAAATATACATATATAC